GCCAGATCAGCGTTTTCTATGCTCTTTTCCACGGCTGGGGCTCGATCGCTGCTGACTTCGTCAGCAAGTGCAAAAACCCGGCAAAACTTCGCCAGTGGATCAACGAAGACAAGGGCGAAACGTGGGAGCCGCGTCGGACGAAATCGACGCCAGAGCGAGTTGGCGAGCGACTGAAAACGCAGTTACCCCGCGGCATTGTGCCAGTCTGGGGCCGGCTGCTCACCGTAACCATTGACCAGCAAGCGGCAGAGGGCGGCTACCGCCTCTGGGTTGTCATGGCTCACGGTGCCGACTGGCGTAGTCACGTCGTGGACTACGGCCTCACGCAAACGCTGGATGAAATCTGGCAAGCCACAATCTGCCGGGCTTACGAACACGAGGACGGCGGCAACTCTATGCGGCCTCACGCAGCCGCGGCAGACTCCGGCTGGGATACCAAGGCAACCTACGATTTCGCCAACCGTCACGACGGCTTTCTTGCCATCAAAGGCGCCAACCACGACCTTGGCGGCAAGCCTTACCGGCTATCCTCAGTGCAGGAAGGCGACCACGCAGGGCAAACACTGCTGACGGTCGCGACGGACTTCTGGGAAACTGACCTGCAGGCCCGACTTGACGACCGCACCCCGACAGATCCGGAAAGCCTGAGTATCTGTGCCGGGGCGGATCGGGACATGGAATTCCTTGAACAGCTCTGCAACGCCACGCTGGGCGACAAAGTGGACACGCGAGGCAACGCCAAACTGCTCTGGGTGAAGAAAAACGAATCAGCCCCGAACGACTTTCGTGACGCCATTCGCTACGGGCTGGCGTTGGCGGTATGCTACGCAGAGGAAAACGGCGGATTCCCAGCACGATCAGAAATCAAGACTCAAAGGACCGTGGTAAATGCAGGCGAGACACGAAGCGACGGGAGGCCCTGGATTGAGTAAGTCACAGAAGCAGCGGCCAGCAGCCGCGACCGCACAGCCGCAACAGCAGCGGCCAGCCGTCGAGTTGCCACCGACCACGCAGGGCGAAGAAATTGAGGTTCACCGACGCTGCCCGATTTGCTGGGAAGGCCGTCGCGGCTACGGGTTGGCCTATTCCACGCAAGGCAAGACCCGGTACTACCGCTGCTGCAAGTCGGCAAAGCCGGGGCTGGGGCCGTGCGGCCACACGTGGACTGTTCGCGTGCAACTTGAAACTATCGTGATTCAGCATCGGGTAGTGAGTCTCGATGGCGAGCGATGACCTCTGGTAAAGCTGGTATGTGATTTTCGGGGTACTGCCGCACAATGGCGGCATGGCATCACCGCAAGAAATTTTAGAGGCAACTGAGCAGGCTATTCTGGACTGCCTGAAGGCGCAGGATTATTCCATCGCCGGGCGCAGGAAGCTGATGGCGCAGCTCCGCGACCTGCGCGAACTCAGGCAGCAACTCAAAGACGAGATCAGCGCTGGTAGCACCAGTAGCGGCGGCATGGCAACCCTTCTCTCGCTTGGGGAGCCTTCGCTGTGAACATCCTTGACCGCGTCATTGGCTTTTTTAGCCCTGAGGCTGGCGTCCGCCGTGCAGCGGCCCGGGCAAGCCTGCAGCAGATCAACCAACTGATCGGCACGCCGAACGGCCCATACGCGGCAGCAAATCGTCACCGGCTCAATGCACGCAACCGCATCGTCTGGCGTGAAAACGACGTTGACACGTCCCGCGCCCAAAGCCTTCGAGCGGATTCGTGGCAGCTTTACCGGGACAATCCGAACGCACGCAAAGTGGTTCGCACCATCGTTGCCAAAACCATCGGACGGCACGGCATGCAGCCTGAATCGCTGGCCATGAACGCCGACGGCACGGCGAATATTGCCTTCCGTGAAAAGGCACAAGAGTTGTGGGCGCGAATTCAATCCGGCTTTGACCTTCGCGGCCTTCCCGGAAAAGGTGGTCAGACGTTCGCGGGGCTGCAGAAGCTGGCCCTGCGTAATGTGATTCTCAGCGGCGACGTTCTCTACCGGCTGCAGCCGATCAGTGAGCAGAAACAGCAAGCCCACGATCTTCCCGTGCCGGTGGCCCTGCAGCTCATTGACACTTGCCGACTGGCAGACGAGTCGGAGTTGGTGGCTGAGGCAGTGCCTGAAGGCAACACCGTTTTTCGCGGCGTGGAATTGACCGAATTCGGCGAGCGTGTGGCCTATCACATTCGCGTCCAGCCGCCCTACGCCTCGGCAAATCAGACGGGCGCCGTGAAGCGGTTTGGAATCGCAGAGATCGGCCACCTGTACATCGAGGACGACATCGACCAGCTTCGCGGATTGCCGTGGTTTGCTGCCGCACTCATCAACATGCGGGACACCAGTGACCTGAACTACAACGTCCTCAAAGCCTCGGCGATGGCGGCATGTTTCGTTGGCAGTTACAGCAAGCCCACAGGGGCAACTCGCGTCGGTTTGTCACAGTCTGCAACGCCGGTCCACACATCACCAGACGGCTCCGACCTGACCGACGCGGACGGCAACACGATCACGAAGATTCAACCCGCCATGCTCATCAACACGGGCAAGGACGGAAAGTTTGAGCTGCACAGTCCGAATCAGCCCAACATGAATCCGGAGGGCTTCGTTCAGCATCTGCAACGGCAAACCGCCGGGGCAATGCCGGGCGTGAAGTCGTCGACAATCACCGGCGACTATCGCAACAGCTCATTCAGCAGCGAGCGCTCAGCAGACAACGACGCATGGCCTGAATTGCACGACGTGCAGGAGTGGTTCGCGTCGTCATTCTGCCAGCCCATCTACGAAAGCCTGATTCGGGCTGCAGTGCTGGCCGGATTCTTCGACGGCATCATTTCCGCGGCTGAGTTTCAAGCCAGCCCGGGGCGGTTTTCGGCTGCAAACTGGCAAGGCCCGGTGGCTCTTTCAATCAATCCAACAGACGACGCCAAAGCGGCTTCACTCCGCATCAAAGGCGGTCTCAGTTCGCTGCAGATGGAGTGTGCAAAACAGAACGTGAACTGGCGAACCGTCATCGACAACATCGCCGAAATGCGCGAAGTCGCAGCAGCCCGGGGCATCCCGGAAGTTGTTGTCAACAACATCCTCGGCGTTGATCCGCAGGCACTGACGGCGATGGCGACGATCGAACAAATGGAAGACGTCGGCAGCGAGACAGCTGACGAAAACGAAGAGGAAACAGCCGATGTCTAGGCGTTCACAGGCAATTGCACGGCCGATGGCAGATCCCGGGTTTCGCTCGCTCGAAGTCCGCGCAAAGTCATTCCGTGAGGATGAAAGATCTGTCGAGGCAGTCATCAGCACTGAAGCCCCGGTGCTTATGCCGGACTGGTCTCGCGGTGAGATGGTGCCGGAGGTACTGCTGGCCCGTGGTGCAGAGTTCCCAAAGAGCCGTCAGATTCCGTTTCTTGACTCACACAACCGATCCAGCATCAAAGACCAGTTGGGTAGCGCGCGAAACATCACGGTGGGCGATGGCAACATCACCGCAACCTTGATGTTTTCGAAAGCCGCCCAGGCCGAAGATGCGATGGCAGGCGTTCGCGAAGGACACATTACAGACGTGTCGGTCGGCTATGACGTGTTGAAGCGCACTTACATCGCCGAAGGGCAGACAAAAACAATTTCCGGCCGCGAATTCACTGGGCCGGTTAATGTCGTGACGAAGTGGCGGCTGCGGGAAGTCTCGTTGACTCCCATCGGTGCAGACGCTCAGGCAAAGCTGCGAGGGCTCGACCCGGCAGCGGTCAGGTTTTCGCAAGAGGAATTTGAAATGAATCAGGAACTTCGCGCTTTGCTGGTCTCGCGTGGTATGCCAGCGGACTTCTCCGATGAGCAGGCCCAGCGATGGCTTGTGGACAATGCCGACAAACTGGCAACGCCTCAGCAGCCGCCTCCGGAGCCAGCCCGTGCAGCTCCTGTGCAGCAGACTGCTCCAGTCCTCACCGCTGACGACGTCCATCGCATGATCGCCGACGGCACCCGCAAGGCGCTTGAGGCACAGCACCAGGCGCGCACGGCATTTGAAGCTGAGGCCCGTGGCCTCTGCGAGCTGGCCGACATGACTGACGAATTCGACGCGGTCCGCAACCTTGGCGACGTCAACGCCGTCCGTGAACACCTGAAGAGGGTGAAGTCCGAACGCGCCGCCTCGATTCCATTTGGCGCCACCATCAGTATCGGCAAGACCGGGCAGGAGCGCCTCAGCGGTGACCTTCGTGCAGCCATGATCGTAAACGCTGTTCGCTTCGCAGCCAACGGCGACCACAGCAAGATTGAAAAGCACACTACCGACGCCGAACGCAAAGCCGCAGCCCCGTTTGCTCATGCCACCTTGATGGACATGGCAACCGAGTACGTGCGTGGCATGGGTGTTTCGACGTTCGGCCTGTCCCGCGAAAAGATCGCTCAGGCGGCAATGTTTGGCCCCGAAAAGGCTGGCCTGTCCGGCCGTTCGGTAACCCCGTACCACACCACGGGCAACTTTGCGAATCTGACGCTGGATGCTATCAACAAGTCCATGATGATTGGTTACACCGAAGTTCCGGCAACGTGGCGCGGCCCGATGCGTCAGGGGCTTTCCGTGGCCGACTTCAAGACGATTCATCGGCTGCGGCATGGCGGCATCCCAAACCTGCCTGCGTGGAACGACGTGGATCGGCCAAATCGCGTCTCGTTTGCAGACGCCAAAGAATCCTACGCTGTGGAATGCTACAGCGAGGGCATCGACTTCAGTTACAAGCTGATCGTCAACGACGATATGGACGCCCTCACCCGCGTTCCGCTCGGTCTCGGTGATGCTGCAGCCCGCACGGTCAACGCTGTGGCGTGGTCGCAGATCACCAGCAACCCGCTGATGAGTGACAGCGTGGCTCTGTTCTCCGACGTGAGCGGCAGCCGCAAGCAAAAAAATCTGGAAACCGGCTCGGTTTCCAACTACACCACCGCCATCAACCTGCTGACGCAGAACATGATGGTAATGCGTGGCGAGAACACGCCGGAGGGCGGCGCAGGTCCGGACATTCTCGGACTGATGCCAGCGTACATCTGCGTTCCCGCTGCTCTGCGTGCAACCATCCTCACGCTGCTGCAGTCGACCGCAGACCCCTATGCCTCGCAAAGCGGCGTTGCAAACATCAACCGCAATCTGCAGTTGATTGTTGAGCCACTGCTGGACGCCAACAGTGCCACCGCCTGGTATTTGTTTGCCGAGCCTCGTCGAATTGACACCGTCGAAGTGACCTTCTTGCAGGGCCAGGAGACGCCGCGGATTCGCACAGTGCCGGACGAGCACAATCTTTCCATTACCTATTACGTGCTGCAGACGTTCGGGGCAAAAGCCCTGAATCACCGCGGCATTCAGAAGCACGCCGGAGCCTGATCGGGCACCGGCTGACGAACACGGGGGCGGCGCTGTGTCGCCCCCGATTTTGCCGAACTGATCGGCGAATAGCACAGTCCCCGAATAGGGGCATCAGAAAGGCTCTCAAATGGTCACTCGTGGAAGCAAAGTCTGGCAGGATCTTTTCGACCGGGCGCAGGTGTTTTCGGCAACTCCCGGCATGAACGGCTGGACTGTGAGCGACACCAGCACCGCAGGCACCCCCACGTACCTTGCAATTACTGAGGACGGCGGCGCGGCAAAACTTACGCTCGCAGCCGACGGCGAAGCGGAAGAAGTTACCCTCTTCCATAACGACGTGCTGGCTTTTGACATTCGCAACATCAAATACGCGAAATTCGTCGCTCAGGTGTCCGGCATTGATTCGGTTTCTACGCTGTGTTTCGGACTGGCCTCGGCTCGCAACGCAACGCCTGACAGCGTGGCAGTCAACGCATGGTTTCGGATGCAGGGCAGCGCCTCACTCACTGCAGTGGTTGCCGAAACTGACGACGCTACCACCGACAATGACGACAAGGCCACTGGCTACACACTGGCCAACGTCTACAAGACGTTCCTTATCGACTTCACGAACGGCTTGAGTGACGTTCGGTTTTACGTCGAGGGCGAGCGCGTGGCGGCTGGCACCACGTTCAACATGTCGGCCGTCGCGGCCGGCCAGAACGTGCAGCCTTACGTGACTCTCCAGAAGGCTTCCGGCACCGGCACCCCGTCGGTTACAATTGCTCTTGTCGAAATCGCCTATAACTACGCCTACGGTGTCTGATCATGTCTCTGCGTGACCTTATTGCCAGCGATGTTACGGACGTGTTTCTGGACCTCGATGATTTCGCGGTTCAGGTGCGGCGGTACATTAACGGCAATGAGTCAGAGCAGCAGATTTTGACAGGCGTCGTGACGTGGTTCCCAACAGAACCAACCGAAGATCGTGGCCGCGGCACTCGACGCCGCGGCGAAATC